ACCGTTTACAACAACACACCTTTGTTCATCACATTGGAAATTGAATTCAAAGTTCCGAGTGACTGGGAAAAAGACAGCAAGGCGCTACAGGTGACGGTTTTGGCGCTACCGACTTCGGGCAAGGCGGGAAATAAAGTCAGAGAAGTCATCTGCGAGAAGACAATTAGCCTTTACGATGTATTTGATTTCGTCGCAGGAATTCTGTCGCTTGATAAAGAAACAAACGAAGGAGGCGATTAGAATGGCAAGGAGAAAGCGCTACAGCAGCAAGCAGTATCAGCAAGACTTTGTTGACTTGGTGAACAAATTCGTGGAAACCCTGAACAAAATCATGCCCGCAACCGTTGAGTTTTTCAAGGTGTCGCCCAAAGAAAGGTTCCTTGAAGCGTTCATCGGACTAAACTCCAACATGTCACCGTATTACAGAGCACACATTTACACTTTTCCGCAATGGCTTGCACGAACTGTGGATAAGATGGTTAGGGTGATGGTTGATGCTTGGTTTTCTGCAACGGGTCATCCCAATTACTGTCACTTTGACACCTACAGGACAAATAATTACATCACAATATCGGATGCCCTCCACATAACCGAAAGGGCAAAAATCTGCATTAAGGTTCCGCCAGACTGGAAAGACATAAACGAGGGCGCCGAAGTTGTGACATACATCGTCGTGAACGGAGAACACACAAACGAGAGAATACAACACATTCCAGTGTGGGATGTGTTTGAGGTCGTTTATAACTGGCTGAAATTAGCAGACGAATTCAGCAAGGAGGGATAATAACGATGGGCGACACACCTGAAGTTGTCAAGGAAAAAATTGACGAAGTTACGAGGTGGCTAAAAAGCATGGACAAAGCCCTTAGGCGGGTAAATCAATCTGTTACTTGGAGGTTCCACAAATCTGCCGAAAATTACACTATCAGGCACGAAGTTTGGCTGACATTCAAACATCCATCGGGCAGCCAAACGACAACGACAAACACACTCTACAAGTCAACGAAAGAGAACCTAAGAAACCTGCTACTTGACTTCTGCTACATCGTTAAAAGTGCTCTGCCCGCCAATAACTGCTACACCCGAAACGAGGAAGGATACATGGTTATCACATTCACCAATCCATACACCGAGATTTATGTTTTCTTCAATGACTGCCAGAACCTATTCGTGTGTATCCGAAACGACACGACCAACAGCGACTTTGAAGTCAAAGCCGAAGATATATTTGACGCAATTGTCAACCTGCTGTTGCTCATGAAAGAAGCCTCGGTAGGAGGTGAAAACGAGTGACAAAGGAGCAAGCACGGAAGTGGTTTGAGCCCGCAGTGAAAAAACTGCGGAAGCACGCCAATTCTGCCAAATTTCCCTTTAAGGTAATAACACAAGATGGGCATCCGTCTGGAGAAATTCTGTTACAAGTTCATTACCCCAAAACGGGAAAGCGTCTACAGTTCCTTGTATCCGAGAACAGAACACTTGGAGAAATGTCAATCTATGTCCTGTGGCTCATTATAGACTTGTTCGCCGAAACGACGCCACTCAAATGCACCTTCATTTACCCGCAACAGTCGTTTAATGCAAATTTTGCAACATTTCAGGTCGGCGAAAAATACATATCACTGAGCATCAACCGCATCGCAGGCTCTGTCGCACGCTACCCCGACATAGGAAAAGTTCCTTGCACGGTTTTCGTTTCCATCTGTCACGAGCCTTATACCGTTTGGACAAAAGAGCATAGGATAGAAACAAACCTTGTAGACGCAGTTGACATTATTTGGAACTTCTTGAAATTAACAGAAGCAAGCAATGGAGGTGACTGATATGACGACAGCAATGATGCCAATCACGACTGAGTTGCACCTTCGGTTCATAACAAGATGCAGGAAAGGAACGAAGTATCAACGGACATGTTACTACTTTATCCAGTCAATAAATCACGAATTGGCAAAGTTGGGTGTGAAGGGGCGAATACTGAAGGACAGCGATTGGGACGAAATTTATCGGGTAACGAACATAATGTCATCAGAGAGGCAACTTGCAGTTACGCTTCGCTTCTTGCTTGAAATTGCTATCCTCAAAATAACACCTAACTTTGTCATCTCTCTCTCCGAAAAACCGCAATCTATGGTAATTATGCACCGACAAACAAAACACTCCAATGTATCTGCCGTCTTGTTTTTGGAACACTCACGAACACGCTACAATCACGAAAACCATACCGCAAACAACCTTGAAATTGAATTTTCGCTCATTGTTGACGGGAATTACACAACGACCATTCGCGGATACTGGCGGGATGTCCTGCGGCAAGTATTTGCATGTATATTACTCATGAAGGAGGCGACAAGAGATGGAGATTGAAGAAAGAGCAGAGGAGTTTCTACGAGAGCTGCTTGAGGCTGCGAATAATTGGTCGGAGAAGTATTGCTTTTGGATTAAGACTAAACTCTTCTGGGACGACGAAATTGGTCACTTCGTCGTCGTGTCTCCTAACCTTTCAGCAGAAACCTACGGCGTGTCACTCGGCAGGAAAAATATTTTCTGCAAACTACTACGAGGCGTTGTAGTCTCCATCATCTTAGCCGTCAGGAAAATGACTAACTACAAGTTGCAACCCCAAAACAAATACGAGATTGAGGAGGTTGTAAAAGTCGTTTGTGATGACAACACACTGCTCACTCTCGTCCCAGAAATTACCCCCAATGGGATTTTGGTCAGGACAAAGATGGTGGGTAAGACTGGCACGCTTTACGATAGGCTTGTTGAGCCTAAAGAGGCAATACGGTGGCTTACAAACATAATAGAACTATACAAGGAGGCGATAGGAGATGACGGCTATTGACTTTGTTGAAGGCGTCAATGAGTTGGTTAGACCTTTGTGGGAAAAAATCAGGAAATTGGCGAAAGAACAAGGGATGAAAGCGGAATTTGAGGTTTATAGGACACCTGCCCGCTACATTGTCAGACATAAACTTGAGCCTTTAATTGAAGACACCAAAATCATCTACCAACTCTCTGAACTCCATTGGGGAGCTATGTTAACGCTAATTCGCATGCTCGCAAAACTATTGGGATTTCCCACGCCACCTATACAGTGGACGGGAGAATTCTTTGCCGAATTTACTAACTTTCAGTTGAGGTTGCGCGCAGACATAAAATCGCAAACTATCTACGCGTATGCAAACATATACGGGTCTAATGTAGTCAAAACTTGCAACGCAAACGAATTCGCCGAATTCTTAGTGAACACACTTATACTGTTGAAGGAGACGATAAAAGGAGGTGAGTGAAATGACAATTGATTTCGTTGCAGACGCAAGAGAATTCGTCAGACCCTTGTGGGAGTTAGTCCATCAAGTGGCAAGGGAAAAATCATACATCATCTACTTCAGTATAGACAAGGTGGGGTCAAAATACCGCATCCTCCATTCCATTGATGGAAAGTTCCAATTGAGGCGAGACATAAGATGCGATGCCCCTTACCTGCGCGCATATGCGTTTGTGTCTTTAATGAAGATGCTTAGGAGTGTAATGGAAGACAAGCCAGATGTCGTCTTGTGGATTACTACATTGCCACGAGGGAATAGGATGAAATGCACACTCAACCTGCTTCCAGACTTCATGATTGATGTTTATATCCCAGATATTCAGTCACGAAAACACAGAACCTTGGAAATCAGGCGGCTATCCGACAGGGAGTTACTGTCAGAAGAGGAAATGGACATGGAAACCTTCGCCAAATGGATTTATGGGGCGCTTTTGTTGGCGCTTGAGGCGAAGCAGCCTGCCGTAGAATAAAAACCCGCCGCCAAGTCGGCGGCGGGAGACAGTGTGGGAGGTGTCAGCACATGAATGTTGCGCAGCGCTACTACGCTTTTAATTATAACGCAACCTAGTCCAGAATGCTCTCCAGACCCCACTTGGCAAGGGCTTTCCTGATACGAGATATTGGAACTGCAAGATTAATTGTCTCGCCTGTGCCCCGTGTCAACATCCCCGCAAAGTAACATTTGTCGTCCACCACGACGAAAATGCCGCCACCCGAAGAACCGGGTAGCGCTGTAGTAGAGAGCTGGAGAAAGGGCTTGTTTTTAAGCATGCGAGATGTATGCGAGATAACACCAAAAGTTACGGAGTTGACAAGTTCACCCAACATAGAGCCACAGTGATAGACAGGCTGTCCTACATAAGGAGACTTGTCTTTGGGAAGAGCAGTCGCAGCGTAAGGGAGAAGTTCAGGCTCGTAAGGCTCAAGGACAGCAATGTCGTCACCGCCCTTGTCTTCGTCTGGAGAGAATTTAAGGACACGACATCTAACATGCAACTCCGCAGTTATTATCCCGTCTTTCTCCCTTTGTATTATCGCCGTAACATCGTCAAACCTAACAACCTTTTCCTGTGGCGATGGCTTGTCAGGCTCAGCCTCGGGCTCAACCTTATGCATCGCATATTCAACGACATGTCCTGCTGTCAAGATATAAGTCTTGCCACCCTTCTTAAAGACCGTGCCAGAACCTGCCACACGCCATCTTGCAGTTGCACCGCCTAATCCCTCAAACAAGGCAATCTGAACCGACGGTCCTAACACCTTTTGCATAATTTCCTTTTCGTCAGGCAAAGTGCCTAACACAAGTGACATAAATGTCAAGGTAACGACCGTTAAGGTTGCAATCAGACGGCACATTTAAGGTCACCTCTCTTAGAGAGTGTCTTCGTCTCCTTTAAGTATGTCACAAGGGTCAGGTCAAGGCAAACCCTTGACCCTTAGGAAAGATAGGTTTAAAATTTAGCAGGGAAGGGTAAAATCCCACTGAAGGAGGGTCTAAGAGATGTCTAAATCTTTAGTCGTTGAGGTCGTCACAGAAGGGACATCGCTCAGGATTTCGGCAAAAGAACACTCAAAAATTATCGCTTTGGGCGATGTCCATGTTCCCTTCCATGACCCTGTTGCTATTAACCTCTTTTTCCAAATCGCCAAAACCGTCAAGCCCTCTGCGGTCATTGTAGCGGGTGACTTCGTTGATTTCTACGCTATAAGTAGATTTGTCAGGACACCCGAACGAAGGCTTCTACTTGCAGACGAAATAAGACAAGCAAGGGAACTGCTACATGCTATATCCAAAACCTTCCCGAAAGCAGAAAAATTTTTCCTGTGCGGCAATCACGAACTCAGGCTCAAAACTTTCCTTTACACGAAAGCGCCCGAACTTGCGATGTTGCCTGAACTTGAGTTACAACGCTTGCTCGGTCTTGACAATTGGCACTTCCTTGACTATCAACCCTACCCTCAGCCTGTTCGGGCAGACACCGCTCCTACCGTGTATGTTGGTGAATTAATTGTCCAACACGGCGGCAGGGTGGGCATATCGGGAAACGCTATCAACACGGCGAGATGCATGTTTCTTAGGACACTCCGCAATATCCTTGTCTTTCACTTCCACCACTTCAGTCAACACCTTCAGATGGATTACACTGGAAGCGTTAGAGGGGCATGGGTAATTCCGTGCCTGTGTCTGCCACGCCCGCACTATGACGATGCGAGGATGTGGGCTCAGGGTTTCGCTGTGTTAGAATTATATCCCGACAACACATTCAGGGTGACGCCCGTGATTTTCATCAACAAGGGCGACACCCTAATGGCTAATTACGAGGGCAAGCAATTTGAAGTCAAGAGGTGATAATAATGCCAAAGCCAGAAAGTTATTGGGGCTTGGATTTAGGCTTAAAGAGAGTGGGATATGTCAAGTGGGTAGACGGTCAAATCGTTGAGGCGGGTGTCAAGGAGATTGAAAACTTCAATGACTTGTATGTCTGGGCACTTCAAAACCTGAGCGACCAATTTGTCATTGTGGAAGTCCCCGTTCCGTTTGGACGCCCACCCACAGCAGTCCTTCAGATGGCTGCGCAAATCGGGATTATCTGGACAGTTGTAGAAGAGATGGTCTGCATATCCCGACCCGATATAAAGATGACATTATTGAAGACGACAAGGGCAAAGGATAAGGACATTAGAGACTACCTAAGAAACGAGCTTCAAAACTACACGGTCATTCTCGCTCCCAATATCAAACTCAAAGGAGACGCTTGGAGTGCACTCGCAGCCCTTTGGGCTTTCCTTAAAGACCCATTAGTGGGTAAAAAGGGTCAGTCACTTATCTGGAATAAACTTGTAAACAAGCAAGGTTGTGATGTAAGTCCTTATGAAACCGCAGAAGTAATTGACGACGAAGAGGCGTTCAAAGAACTTCTAAAGGAGAGTGATAAGTAATGGCAGCTGTCCCGCCTATCCCTGCTGGCGCAGCCGCCGCAGCAGCCGCTGCCGCCGCTGCTTCCGCTACAACTACGATGGTCAATAACAGTAATGTAACTACACCTACCATGATGGTAGTCGTTGCAGCCCTCTATGTGTTAGCGTGGGTGTTCTACATCCTGCTAATACGAGAAACCGCCCAAGATTTCAACCGTATGTCTTTTCTGGAAAAATCACTCATCGCAGCGATAGAAATATTGATGGGCTGCGCGCTCATGATACCGCTCGCAGCCCTGATAGCCAATCTAATTTGGAGGTGAAGGAGTGTGCCCGAAAGGATAATGGAAGTCACAGAAAGTGTCCCGCATAAATGCCCTGTATGTAACGGGACGGGAAAGGTAGTCAAAGGTTTCTACAAGGACGATTATGGAGCGCCGACGCTTGACGG